ATGGGTGATACGGTCAATCTCAAGAGCTTGAAACATAATGTTGATGTATTCAAGGAAGCTATTGCTTATGAGTTCGATGCCTTAAAAGAAGAATACATCTCTCTGACTTTCGATGATAAGGCAGGAACTGGTGGTTCTAGAGCTTCTGGTGGTTTATCTAGCGCAGCTGATGCAATCCTTGGTGTGACAGGAACCGCACAAGAAATCGCCCTTGAAAAGGCTCTTCAAAATGCTGACTTAGACTTTGATCATAAGGCAGGACTACTTAGACAGGAAATTTTGGATGGTATCGAACTTGCCAAAGCCAGAGCCGAAGAGGTCAAGAAAAGTCTGACAGAGACAATCGACCAGCGCTTTCGTGATTTCGACAGCACTGGTTTGAACGAAATCAAACAAAAGGCTGATGAAGCTTTGAAAAACGCTGGCGCAGGTAGCTTACTCGCTCAAGAGGCGAAACAAATCAGTGAGCAGGCAAGACAGCAAATGGATTCAAAATTCGCTGAGTACAAGCAATCAGTAGATGGTCGATTCACAAGTTTATCTTCTCGACTCGATGGCAAAGCGAATCTTATTGACTTTCAGCGAGTTCAAGAGACAAGCCAGCTCTATGAGCTAATTTTAGGCACTACTGAAAATGGGATTGCTGATAAGGTTGCTCGCATGGCTATGACAAGTCAGCTGTTTCAAGTTGAGGTGGCTAAAAATGTTGGAGATAGCCGAAATTATGTCAGAAACGCTGATTTTAGGGATGGTTCTAAAAATTGGAGAGAAACGAACGTTTCAGGCTTGAATTTTAATTATGAACATTCATCACAAAATCGAACTAAATCGGGCGTGCATATTTATGGTACATCTATAAATGCTCGTTATTTTGGATTGCAACAGACATTCAAAATCGAACTAAAAAAATCCGATAAAATCACTCTTTCTTTTTTGGTTTCAAAAGATGGATACAATACTTTTTCTGGTGTTGACGTCGGATTACATTATAGGAAAGATGGTGCAATAAAATCACAGGCGTGGAAGAGCATTCCAAATAGCGACATAACTGCATCCGCTTATAAAAAACTTAATTTTAATTATGAGTTACCAGTTGATGTTGACGAAATTAATTTGATGTTCTACGGACAACAAGGCAAGTCAATCAACCTTTACATTTCAGAGATAAAACTTGAAACTGGAAGCAACGCGACACTATTTACTTTAGCCCCTGAAGACACTGACGAAGCTGTCCGTACTGTTCAAAATCAGCTTGCTGGCTCGTGGGCAATCCAAAATCTGACAAATGCAGGTTCAATCGTTTCGCAAATTAATGCGACTAGCAATCAAATCCTGATTGAGGCAGAAAAGATTCGATTAAAAGGCAAGACCTTACTCGATGAACTAACAGCTATTGATGGATATTTCAAACGCTTATTTGTGGGCGAGGGCAACTTTGCCAAGCTGAATGCTGAGATTATCGGAACGAATACTATCACAGCTGACAAGCTGGTCATGGATATTGCTATGGCCAGACGATTCGTCTCGAGCGATATCTTCACAGACACGCTTGCTGCTAAAGAAGCCTTCATCAACAAATTAAGGTCAGTTGTAGTATCTGCGACCTTGCTAGAAGGTTATAAAGGAAAAATTGGCGGATTTCAGATCGGTACGCATGATAAGGATCCAAAAGCATACTGGTTAACAGGACAGAATCAATTCGAAGTTGGTATGAGTAATGGTAATGGTAACGGATTCCAAACAGCTCTTTGGGTGAATTGGGGCAACGACTGGGACAAACCTGGAATCGGAGCTTGGTTCGTTAAAAATTCAGGAGAAATGTACTGCTACAGACCGGCTCATTTCTGGAACACACCTGTTATTCATGGAAATTTGGAAGTAACAGGTGACATTCTTTATTACAATAAAGATGGCAGCGGAGTTTCTGTTGCTGGAAAATGGATGTATTCTTCTGAATATACAAAAATTGAAAGATCAAATGGGTATCTTTATCTTTATAGAGGATCTAATGGATACAACTGGATTCCTCTTAACAAAGAAATCTCAGACCGTCGCTACAAGTCAAATATCAAAGCTAGTACAGTCTCAGGTCTTGATGTAATCGAAAACTTGAAAACATATAGTTATCGTAAAGAATACGATGGAAAAATAGAGGATATATCTTGCGGTATCATGGCGCAAGATGTCCAAAAATATGTTCCTGAAGCCTTCTTTGAAAATCCTGACGGCGCATACTCGTATCGAACATTTGAATTGGTGCCTTACTTAATCAAGGCCATTCAAGAACTAAATCAAAAAATAGAAAAATTGGAGAAAACAGCATGAAAGAACAACAAATCAGCAGTCTAACGATTAATTCGCTTGGTGAAAAGGTCGGCAAAGAGGCTACTCAATCATCTATGTTAGAAGCTCTCTATACAGTAACTGCAATGGAACTTGAGCAGATGAAGCAGGTCATTGACTCTGACGAAGAACTCAAAGCGAAATTTGAAGAAGTGAAAGGACAAATGACAAATGGAAATTAATGGTTATAAATTAGCAACCACCCCATACCTTCGTGGTTCAGGTGATAATGTCCGGACACTGGTTGAAATCCGTTTAGAAGAAGGGACTCGTTATAGTTCTAACGCTCGTGAGCTCGCAGGAGACCGCACGTCTGAACAAGAGGACGTTTTGATTCAAGCTGTGCTGGATATCTTAAAAGCTGAGCTAGATCCAGGGAGCGCCATTGTCAAAACACAGGCACAGCTTGAACAGGCCAATCAGAAGATTGCGCAAAACGAGAGTGAACAGAACAAGCTTGCAACTCTCATTAAGCAGACTGAAGAAAATGCAAAAGCGAACCAGAAGGTCATCCATGTTCTTGTTTTGAATTCTGTCATGAGCAAGAACATCGAGTACGGTACGACCTACAAAGAGTTGGTTGAGTTAATTCAACCGGCCGAGATTGGGAAGACCTACTTACCACATGACCTGATTACCATTGAAGACCCTGAGCACGTTGAAGTGAATGGCGAAGGCAAGCGCATCCTAGTGCAGCTTAATAAAGAATTCACATACAACGGCGAGCCTGTCAGCGCATTTGTGACAAATGGTATTTTGGAACAAAACGGAACTGGTGTCGCTTGGAAATTTGAAGGGAAAGAATAGGAGAAATATATGAAAATCGAATTGTTTAACTTTTTTAGAAGTCTAATCCAAACAGAAGATGGTTTGGTATTGTACGCTCTAAGCTTAATTGTGATTCTAGAGATCGTAGATTTTGCATCAGGGACGTTCGCAGCGATTGCAAATCCAGAAATTGAATACAAGAGCAAGATTGGCATTAACGGTCTGATTCGAAAGATTCTTGGTGTTCTCTTGTTGATGGTATTGATTCCGATGTCTGTCTTGCTACCTGAGAAGACAGGCTTCGCATTCTTGTACTCGATCTATCTCGGGTATTTGCTTTTTACTTTCCAATCGCTCATTGAAAATTACCGTAAGTTGAAAGGGAACGTGACTATCTTCCAGCCTATCATTAAGGCATTTGAGCGCTTATCTGGCGACAAAAACGACAAGAACGAAGGAGAACAATAATGGACATCGATACAAGTAGACTAAGAACTGACCTTCCACAAGTCGGAGAACAACCGTATAGACAAATTCATGCACATTCAACAGGAAATCCAAATTCAACTGCCCAAAATGAAGCAGACTATCATATGCGTCGACCTGTTGATTCAGGATTTTTCTCGCACGTTGTCGGGAATGGTCGTGTGATGCAGACCTGGTATACAGACATGGGAGCCTATGACGTAGGAGGTGGCTGGAACGTAGAGGGTTATGGCCAAGTTGAATTGATTGAGAGTCATGAAACCAAGGAAGAGTTCATGCGTGACTATAAGCTCTATGTTGAGCTTCTGCGAAACCTTGCTGATGAAGCAGGGATTCCAAAAACACTGGACTCTGACAGTCTAGCAGGAATCAAAACACATCAGTATTGTACATACAATCAACCTCGAAATTATTCTGACCACGTTGACCCGTATCCTTATCTTGCTAAATGGGGTATCAGTCGTGAGCAATTCAAGAATGATATTGAAGGAGGTATCTCTACTGAATCTGGTTGGCGCCAAAATGCTTCCGGCTGGTGGTGGGAGGAGTCGGATGGCTCTTATCCAAAAAATACCTGGAAACAAATCAATGGAGAGTGGTTCCGATTTGATAATAGTGGCTATTGCTTAATTAACCGTTGGTTCTTTGATGAAAAAGACTGGTTCTATCTCGATAAACGTGGAGCAATGGTCACAGGCTGGATGTTCCTCAACCATCGCTGGTATTTCTTCAAATCAGATGGCCGCATGGCTACTGGCTGGGTTAAATATCGTGAAACATGGTATTTCATGGAAGAAAAAGACGGGTACATGCTTTCTAAGCAATTTGTTAAGTCAGGTGATGGCTGGTATTATTTGAAGGCAAACGGTGAACTTCACACAGAGCCAGCCTTCAAAACCGAACCAGATGGCCTTATCACAGTAGTTGATAAAGAAAAAGAAGAAAAATAAAAACAGAAAGGACTTTCAAATTAGATTACACCAACCGCAGGCAATAGCTTGCGGTTTTTTGTTTGCTCAAAATATAAAAAACAGTGATGGTACTCACTGTTTTTCTTGTAGTGTATGGGCGTAAGAAGTCATGCTGATAGCGTGTTTTAAACGCATGTTCATGATATCTGATACGCCGTTTTTATACTTATCTACTGCCTGAATAGATACGCCACAGTTTTTGCTGATAGCATAGGCTGTGGCGTTGTCTAAAAGCCAGCGGATAGCTTTAATATCTACTGACATATATTACCTCATAAAATACCAAACTGCAAATAGGAGTAGAAGAAGTCCAATAATAAATTCAACTTTTTCACGCTTGGTGGTTTTTCTGATTTTAAGATTTACTTTCATTGTTTTTCCTGTTATAATTTAAGTACACCCCCGAAGGGGTGGATAGTGATTTCTCACTATCCAAATTCGATGTGCCATTCAAAGCTGATTATAAATAAGTTTATTTTGACTACTAGCTTATTTGTTTTTACTTTGAGTGGCTTCTTTTTGAACTTAAACATTTTGTTTTCCTTTCTACTAGTTTCCTTGTCTAAGGTTTCCTCCTTAACCTTATGTATCTATTATACAACTAAAGTTGTATAATGTCAATAGT